GGAGACAGCCCGTCTTGCTGCCATTTTAGCTTTTTGTTCATCTGAGTATCTATAGTTTGACTTTGTACCTTGAGGACGACCTCCTTTTTTACGAGGAGTACCATCCTTCTTTAGTATAAAGTTACCCTCAGAATCTGTCAAGTAAAGATGGGGATTTTGTTCCCAATCTTTCAAGTCGTTGTTCTCGTTTTCCATACTTCTTATCTATATGTTTTTTTAATCCTGCTGCTGTAATACTACGTTTAGTTTTAAACTCTATCCAATCACATGCATCTCTTAAAGTAATGGATTCACTAGCGACTAAATCTTCTGCAATTTCCAAAGCTTCTAGTTGATCTGATATAGGTTTTAAATAACCTTCAACCTCACTAACTTCATATCCAAAAGGAATCGTTGAAGTTTTCCTTTTAATATATCCTTCTTTCATAATTGATTGTGTTGCCTACGGGCTAATTTATTTTCCCAATCTTCAATAGCTTTTGCAATACTTTCTTCTGCTAATACAGAACAATGTAATTTAATAGCCGGTAGTTCTAAAGCCTTGGCAATATCTTTATCTTTAATTTGTTTTGCTTCTTGTATTGTTTTACCTTTTAACATATCTACAAATAATGTAGATGAAGCAATAGCACTACCACATCCGTAAGTTTTAAACTTAACATCTTCTATGGTATTACCATCAAGTTTAAGTTGTAATCTCATAACATCACCACATGCAGGAGCACCAGTCATACCTGTAGCTACATTAGGGTCATTAGGTTCAAATCTACCTACTGCATGTTTTTCAGGTTCATTAAGAACACTTTCAAATCTATCTACTACTTTCTGTGAGTATGCCATTACTTTTTAAATATTCTATCCCAATTACTATCAAATTGTTCTTTCGATACAGATATTTTTTTTGGTCTTGAACCTTTACCTATACGTCCACCATTCTTTTTACTTGTCATAAGAACTGGTTTTTCATTGCTTCCTAACTGTGGCATTACTTTAATTATTATTTTCGAGTTGGTTTGATGCTTTGTTCATAACTTTATAATTTCTATACACTATGTAGGTTAATGTTGCATTAGCTCCTACCATCATATCACTATCAAGATTATTACCAACTAAAGTTGCACCAAATGCTTTAAATAAAATTAATTTATCTAATGAAGGATTTTTTCCTAATAATGGATTACCTTCAATTATATTTGGGTTTTTTAATGCTCTATAAGTTGTGTAGACATCTAAAGCGTTTAATCCCCAATATATTACATACTGTTGTTTTGTTGGTGGTTCTTCATATTCTATAAATTGTAAAAATCTTTTAGGTGATTCTTCTATTTGAACAGTAATATTTTCATCAAGACTAGGTATAGCTAAATTTAATGTAGCTATTAATATAGCTACCACTTTACTTTATCAGCCCACCATGCTGCTGACATTTTTCCACGTTTAATATTTTTAGCGTGTCTAGCTTTGAAAGACTTACGTTTAGCTTTCATACGAGCAGATTCTCCTGCTTTAGGTTTACCTGCAGTTCCTTTTAGTGTACCTACTTTTTTACCTTGTTGTCCAAAACGAATTGTTTTTATTTTGTCTCCTTCCTTGGCAACTACAACATGAGATTTCGTAGGATGATTAGGAGTACGTTTAGGTTTATTAAAACCACTTACTCCTGCTCTTGCTAATCGTGGGTCTTTCTTTTTAGCCATTATTGCTTATGCTGTCTTAACTGTTGTTGTTTAATCCATTCCTTGTATTGTTTTTTATTTTTAGGAATGTATTGGTTCTGTTGTTTCATAATATTAAAATGGGTGTTTACCAATATTTTTAATATTATCTTTAATTTTGTTATATGTTTCAGGCTTATATTTTTTTAACCCTACACCGATAACAGCTAGTACTACAACTATAAAAATTAATATATCCATATTTATCTCCTCTTTTTTTTAGTTTTTCTGTGTAAGCCATGTTGAGCGTGTTGCTTACCTTTCTTAGTAGCTTCACGCTTCTTTTTATTAGCAGCAGCTAACTTACGTCTTCCGGCTGCAGTTGATTTAAGTTTTCTAATCTTAGCAGCAGGAGCATAAACCTCACCAGTCTCCGAAGACTTCTTACCACTTGGAGTTCTCCATTTTTGTTTAGTCCATTTTTTTAAAGACTTCTGAGATTTTTTAAGTGCCATTACTTATCCTTATCACTGTATAAATTATTAAAAGTTAGATCAGGGTTCATATAACTTTCATGACCTTCTGCAGAATGTAACCACTGCGAAGGTATAAAGTCTGGTGGTCCTTCACCTGTTGCCCATAATGCAGGGTTAGTAACTCTAACTCTATTATTAGGTAATGCTATTATATTTCCTTTCCAAGGACAGTCTTCTGTAATATATAATACATGAGACTGTTTATGTTGTGCAGGGTCATCAGCAATACTGTTATCTGTATAATCTACAGTAAACATATATCTTGCTGTATAAAACTCACTACCTATCTTTGCTATCCAAGGAGATGAACTTGTTCTATCTAAAACTACAACTGAATGTGTTCTAGCTTCACAATCCCAAGGCTGTACCAAATGATTCTCCATTGGTTCTGCCCATTCATCCATAGGTATGTCAGCTACTAAACCTTGTATCGGCATCCTAGCCCACATAGCCCCACCATGAATATTGCCTTCTTCCCAATCATCTCTATCCATTTCGTTTCCAGTAAATACTACTTGAAAACTTAATGATCTATCAGGAATTGTGTTTACTGCTATTGCTAAAGCATGTAAAAACTCCCCATGATACTTTAGATGATTATGCGTAAACTCCCTTCTTACCCAACACGGAAAGTGTGGGATATTACTCATTAAATAAGACATTACTTATCTTTTTTTGCGACCACCCTTTGCCATGCTTTTCTTTTTCTTAGCTCCACCTCTAGCGTAGCTTTTTCTTCCTTTTGCACCGCCTTTAGCCATGCTCTTTCTTTTTTTCATTGTATGTCCGGGCATTATATACTCCTTACGTTAATTAATATTAAGTCTTACGACCATGTTGTTTTCGGATAGCTTCTTTACCTTTCTTAGCTATCTGAGCCTGTGTAGCTTTACCTGCTACTTTAGCACGTTGTTCTAATACTGTCAATATCTGTATTTTACGTGCAAAAGGTTTTTTAATTCTTTTTACTTTAGCGACTGTAGCTCTAGCATCAGCCGGAGTAGCAAACTTAATAGACACAGTATCCTTGGGATTTTCATCTGTGTATAATCTTCTACCACTACCCTTGGGTTTTTTACCCGTTCCTTTCTTAGGGTCTTTCTTTTTTCTCATGATTGTAAATTATAAATAATTAACAGTATAAGGATTGCTCCTATTACTGGTGGTAATGTTGGTAAGAAAACCATGTACCATAAAGGTCTACTAAGTAGTTTTTTATTTGTATCCTCCACCTGCTGCTTTGTATTGCTTTGCAAGCATTTGTGCTTTTCTTGCACTCCATTGTCCGGGTCTACCACCTTTACTTCCTGCTTTAATTTTATTAAATAGCCTCTTACGCATAGTAGGCTTTGTATAGTTACCTGCTTTATTAACTGTACTTTTCTTTTTAGTCGTTGTTTTCTTTTTTACCATTATTATTTTTCCTCGCCTTCATCAGTTTCTCCCACATTAGATTGTTGGAGTCCAACTTCTGTTTCATCGAAGGTTTCTTCTTCTTCATACTCTATATCCTGTGCTTCTACTTCAATAGGTGCTTTCTCAGGAAGTATAAATATACCTCCGGCAGCAGTATGAGTTACGTCAAGTTTATCACTCTTTGATACACCTACTCTATCTAATATAGTTTGTGCAGCAGTTAGTTTATTACTAACCTGCGGTATAGGTGCATCACTATTCATGATGTCTACAAGCTTAAACGCAGCTTGGGGTGCAGAACGAGCTAGTACGTCCGAGGCTAATTCAATCACTTCTTGTTTCAATGCTTTTATAACTTGATGATAATTGCCTGAGTATCCTGCAAGCTCGGCTGCTTTCTTCGGATCACCTCCTGTCTGGATCAAATTGTCCAGAAAAGATTGTTGTTTTTCCGTAAGAACTTTATTTTTTTTCTCTGTAGTTTGAGGTAAATAACTCATAATCATAATTATAGGACCATATACAGACTTGTCAAGTCTTCAAAGTTAAAATAATACTTGACAAAATGCATTTACAACTGTACAATATATCTTGTTAAGCCCCCCCGGTAAATACATATATACCTAGCTCTAGCAAGCCCCTGTAAAGTCCTGTAAAGTCTTACGAAGTGAGGGGGCGATCAAACTAGTAAACATCCATTTAGGCTAAAAATGTATGTAATTGCTATATATACTACCCCACCCCCCACGTGCATCCTGCCCCCTGTACTTGGCAAGACTTTATAAGAACCTTCTTTTTATTCTATCATACTCTATCAAGTCTTGTCAAATTTTTTTTAATTTAATTTTCCCTTATCATACTTGTTAAAACTTTGCAAGCTTTTTATTTACTTTTATTTTACTTGATAAGCTTTACAATTCTAACAAGTTTTGTTAAGTGTCAATCTAGTTAACAAGCTTGTAAAGTTTTATTAAGTCTTTCAAGTTTAATCTTTTACTTGTTAGACTTAACAAGGCTTTACATATCTTCCCAATAATATCAAGACCTTACAACAACACTTGTTATAACTTGATATAGTTTTTTATCTCTTCTTATATATGTATGCTATGAATATAAAAAACTACTGTATATTTATACATACCTCCAATTCTTTCATATTTCAATTCTAAGGCGTTTTTAATGTTTTCCTTGCCTTCCTATTCCTTGCCCTTGTTTCGTTTAAAATTCATACTGTACATTTATACAGTAATATAGTTGCATCTTTTTATTGACTTGTTAGAGTCTTTGTGTTACTTGTCAGAACTTCTTATAACTTCACTATCATATAAAGTCTAACAAGTAAAGAAATTTATTTAACTTTATTTTATTTTTTTTCTTGCAAAGTGTTTCTTTTTCTTTTAAAGTATGTATCAAGTAGTTAAGTTAATTATGACTTAATCGAAAGGAGGTAAGAAGTTATGCGAGAAGCACAACAAATATGGGATGAACTTTTACAACATCACGTAATTAGAAATGTTTGCATTGATGTTGAAAAAGAAGAGATCAAAAAAGGAAAACGATCTTTTGAAAAGTCAAGCGAGACAATGAAAAAGAAACGTATCGAAAAAGTCTCTAGCCGATTTAATAATAGAGGTCGAAACTCTAGGAAATGGTTTAAAAATTCTTATACTAGTTATCAATTTATGTATGAAGTGACAAGTTTAGGAATACAGAAACAAAATCCTTGCAGTAAATTAATTCATGCTGAGAATATAGGAGCGATTTAAACCCCAACAAGCTAAGCACCTTGAAAAACTGCTTACACTTCTTTATAAGTTTTTGAAAAAGAATTTATAAAAAAGTGTTGACTAAATAAAAATTTTAGTTTATGCTATGTTTTGAGAAGTAGGACAGAGATGTCTTGAAAATCAAATAATCATGAGTAAGATTTTAAAATACTCTATAAAGATTATTAATGTTTAATAAATAGTTATCCCTAGCTAATTTTAAACAGATAAAATTTATAATGATAAATAGGGCGAATAGTTGCTATAGTAGTAACAGGGAGCATGAGAAATTAGATTTCTTTGTAAGTCTTGAACCTATAGCAGCTATTCTTTTGTTTAATTAATAAGTGAGGACTTATGCAAAAATTTAAAATTAATATGGTAGAGAAGCATTACACTATGTTTGAAGTTGAAGCAGAAAATATAGAAACTGCGAAAGAACTTTTAATTGATGGGGTTGATGCAGAACTAGAACATAAGATCAAATCAATTGTTTCAGCTTATGACGAAGATGTTGAAACAGAATTTTATGATGAGGAATGGAATGAAATATAAGGAGGGCTTATGCAAGAACTTAAAAAGATGTTTCAGAATATGAGTACATTGGAAAAGGTGAACTGGTACATTTTAAAACCAGTTGCCCTTTTTATATGTCTTATATGTTTAATTATTATAGAGGTGGGCTAATGCCAAAAATACAGGTATATTATAAAAGTAATTATGGGAATGTATTGTGCTATCCGTACTGCGATAGAGCAAAAACATTTATTAAATTAACAGGGTATAAAACATTTAACGATTATCATTTAGCACAAATTAGGCAATTGGGATATGATATTGTGAATGTGTCATTTATGGAGGGCTTATGACATTTGACGAATTACAAGAATTGAGAGAGGCAATTACAGACATAATGCTTGCTAGGGATTTTTTAGCAAGTAAAGGTATAGATGTTGGAATTTATCAAATTAATAATATTTCTAATGCTTTATATGAATTACCAGATGAGGAAGACTGCGAGGACTACCCAAAATAAGGAGGCTTATGATTATAGTATATTTTGAACATATGAAAACGCATTATTGTGAAGAGGTAGCACGATTTATATCATATGAAGCATATGATAAATGTTATGATACTTTAACAAAATTAGCAAAAGATTCTAACATGATATTAACAGATAGTGTTATTGAGGAGGGCTTATGAAACTATTAGGAATTGGCAACAATTCTAAGACTATTAAAAGCGATAAAGGTGGAGAATATCTAACTGGTATTCTTTACCTCGACCCACGTAATACTAAAGTGTGTCCGTATCAAGACATAGCAAGGTGTAAAGTTGCTTGTCTTAAT